TCATACATTATAAATGCTCCTTTAACCATTCCAGAAGCTCTATTTCTGTACCAAAATTTTGCTCCCAAGTTTTTTGTCCAGCATGTAAAGCAACTCCATGTCCGCCTGTCTGATGGTGTGGACCACACAGAGGAAGTACCATGTCATTAGAGTTTCTCATACCCATTCCCATTCCGTGACGTATATGGTGCATGGCTGGCTCAGTATAAACGCCAAGATGTTTTCGGCACACTACACAGCCGAAGCTATGTAACTGAGCTAGATATTGTCGTTCACTTTTCTTCAAATCTAAATCCGTAATCAAATGACCAGCTTTTAATTTTTTCCAAGTAATCATTAAACTCTGATGTAGTTAAAGAAGTAGTGCTTTTTATTACAGGAACTTTATCATTAAAAACTTCTTTAAACTCAGTTAAAAATTTATAAACCATTAAGGAATGCATTTCAGATTTTTCATAGCCAAAATAATCAGCCATTTGAGTAATCATTTCCCAATACAATTCATTTTGATCTAAACTTCTAACGCTTTTAGGTTTTCTCACAATAACTTCCCATAACTTTGTTGGATCTAATTCTCTTAATTTAGAAATTAAATTCTCACGATTATTTTTATTCATTTTGAAGTTTATCATCTAACCCCCTGTTCAATCTATCCCAGTCACGAGATTTAAATACTTGCCCATTTGACATTCTGACACGGTAATTAATATCTTCACCAAACTCTTTAACTACCCACTGTAATAATTCTTTCATGGTTTTATCTTTATTGCTATTAAAATTATCTGTCATTGTTCTTCCTTATAGATTTGTGTTAATGGATCAAAATAAAGACCTACGACACCCTCCCAGTCTCCATGCCTATTTTTCTGCACGATAACATGTGCATCAAATTCTTTTGCTTCTTCATCTGTCATATATAGTGGATCAATACGCTCTTTGGGTTTATTGCGCCAGACGGTGATCAGGTTGTCGCAAAGGTTTGTAATTGCGCTAGACCCTAGTACAGACATTTTGTTTGGCGGTTCATCTTCTGACATTCCTTTACGACTATGCGCAACCAAATGAATATGTGCACCAGTTTGTCTTGCCACCATACATAACTTATTTACAAAAGCCTTTTGTTTATTGTAATCGTCATCCATGATGTCCTGCACCTTCATGAGGGAGTCAATGAGAATATGTTCAATCCCTAGCTTTTCAGTGGCATAAAACAATAAGCTTAACAATCTATCCTGTGTTACGTTATTTTGAAAATCATAAATCCATAACTTACCAGTGGCACGTTCACACCATCTCATAACTTCTTCATTATGTGGGAACGGAACTTTAAAGCATTGTTTTATTAATCGTGCAATCAAATGTACCGGAGTCATCTCTGGACTAATAATGCACACCTTTTTGCTTTTCATAAAATGTTGAAATACTTGGCCTATGATGAGTGACTTACCATGACCATTGATACCTTGCCAAATTGTTACTTGACTTTTACCAAATCTAAACTTGTCGTCTAGTTTTCTGAATCCTGAAGTATCGCCAGACAAAGCACCACCGGAAGCAAAATAATCAATAACTGGATCAATAAAATGATCAGGTGATCTAAGTTCAGTATGTTCATCTCCATCCCTTTCGTTTAAATAATTATCAAAATCTGCGTCTTGTATCATGAGCCGTTTTAATCTGTTTTGATCTAACGTCTCAGCTCCCTTTTCTAACCTAGACATAATTCGTAAACCTCTTTCAATCGTTGTGACGCTAGTAGCACGCGTTCTTTGTCTTCCTCTGTTATAGTCTTACCGGCAACAATATCAATTGCACAAAGACTCACTATTAAAACTTCATTTCTCATAGATGCTAATACATTATGAGCATTAAATCTATATCTAGGATTCTTTGTTAAACGATTTGCGCTGTCCGGAAATAAGTCTTCCATGTCTACACCTATAGCGCCACATATTTCCTCAGCACTAGATCCGCCAAAATCATGTAGCAGAATTTGTCCGTTAGGATTCTCTTTAATATATAAGCTAGGTGTTCTGTCTGAGCGAGTAGGTGAACTTGCCACCCACTCATCAGGACCAATTTTCTTGACTCGTTCTAATTTATTTAAAACTAAATCAACTTTAGACATTAGCTAACCTCGTCTTCAGAATAAATAAAACCATGCACGCCAATTAATTTTAATACTGCGCGATCGTATGCACGTTTCTCAGCCATTGATACTGGATAAGAGTTTTTATTATTTTTTGGACTTGCTTCACCAAATGTAACTACTGTGTTATTGCCAAGAGTCGCTGTACATTTAACAACTGCAACTCCCTGACTCGTATTAAACTCCACAGGCTCATGATCATATTTAACTCCAGCCTTTGCTCCAGCTATTTCTACATAGCGGTGTAGCATTAACCATAAACCACTTTGCGGATGCTGCCATAAAGCTTCTTTCCAATCTAATCCAAGACCTGAAATGATTTGCTTTACGGTTTCATTAAGAACTTTGTTTTGTGCCATATGGATCTTCCTTTTCTATATAATCTACTAATAGTTGAGCTATGTTACCCATAGCTTTCATTTTCATTCTTTTATGTACAATGGATGCTGCATACAGCCAGCCTTGATGTATACACGAAGATTTATTTTCTTTACTTGCACGATTTGTTAATTTTTCTATTACTTCATTTGTATCAAAAAATTTATTTGCTAAGTTTTCAATGCTATCTTCATCAATAATTAGTTCTGTTAAATATTTTTGTTGGCTATAAGTTAATTCCATTTTTTTCCTCCAGTTGTTGTTGCTCTTCTAATTGTTGTTGGTACCAAAAATCTTGATCATCAAACATTTGCGTCTCCCTTAATAACTTCTGTATCGCTAACAGATAATTTAAATTTATATTTATTAAATATTTCTATTGGTGCCATTGAATCAAACTCTACTTTTGGAATGTATTTGTAACCGTGAAGGTCCACTAAGTACCCAACTAGAGTGCCAGATTCGTCTATTACTTTTAATAATTGTGATTGCATAATTTTTCCTTTCAATTGTGATTTTAATGATTTCCATAAAAAAATCAATCTTCCTTGTGTGCCTCCAAATGTATCTCAGCCTGCCTTGCAGATATTTCTACAATTTTTTGTGCTAGTTCTTTTTCCGGCGCCATGTAATATAGGCCGTTCATAATAGATTGTACTAAGCCTGCAATTTGTTTAACTTGATCATGTGCATCTGTGTCAGACTCTTGCATTGCTTTATCCATTGCTTCCCATGCATCAAGGCCGATTGAATATCCATCTTGCCATTCTTTGGACGCTACAATGTTTTCGTCTTTACGTTTTTCATTAATGTTAATTACTTCAGCCATGTCTTGCTCCTTTTTAAAATTTAGATGCTGCAATATCTTTTAAATATTCAGCAGTGTTTTGATCTAGTCTACTTACCAATTCTTCTGCATAAGAAAACTCTCTAGGATCTGTACATAATACAGATTCAAGTTCTATAAATAATTCTTTAGGACTATCACCAGTCATGTACATGTCTTGTTCTTCACGAACGTGTGAGTAGACTTCTACAGGGATGTCTACCTCACCCCTGTATTTGTCGTCTATTGTTATTTCTGTTTTAAATACTAAGTTTGTCATTATTTTGTCTCCCATTTTTTAGCATATTTTTTTTCAATTAGTGGAATGTTTTTTGCGATAAAATCATCAGCTTCTTGCTCAGTAGGTAAAGTATCCCATGTTGATGATCCTCCATATGTTTTACCATTTCTAGTTTGGTGTAAACTAGTCATCCAGAAACCATTGTACTCATTATTTACTGTTATTTGAGATTTACTAATTTCTAATCCAAGTCTTCTGCCTTTGTTATCAAAGATATCAAATTGTATTTGTGTTGCCATGTTTAAGTCTCCATATAAGTTGTTCATGTATCTAACTATACGCTCATTATTTTAAAAAACAAGCATTCTTGTTAATTATTTTATACATATATATAAATAAAATTTTTACAAAAAGGTAAAGATTATTTGCACAAGTTACATTGTTTTTGATAGAATCAGGTTTATCTATATTTATGGAGGACGTTATGACGTTAGCAGAAGCAAAAGAAAAGTTACGAGTAGAAAAGGATATTGAGCTTGCTCAAGCCTTAGGCGTAACACAACAAGCAGTAAGTTTATGGCGCAACACCGGCAAAATACCATTGCTACGCCAGTATCAAATAAGAGAGAAAATTAATGCAGTTTAGATATGAGGTCTGGGATGGCGAATATCTTTTACGTAGATTTTACGATAAAGGTAATGCTGAGTATTTTATGTCATCTAGGCCTACAACAACTTTGAAAAAACTAAAAAGAGAAGGTTCGTTTAAAAAGTTTTGTTTTGATTATTTTACAGAACAGTATGGCGAGCCACCATTTTAACGGAGACTATTATGCAATTTTACCAACATCACATTGGTGACTTTAAAAAAGACACCAGCTTTTTAACCCACAAACAACGGTCACAGTATTTAGAAATGATCTGGCTTTATTATGATCAAGAGCAACCGCTGCCAAAAGATATAGATTTAATAGCACTAAAAATACAGGCCACTGCTGAAGAAGTAGATTTATTATTAAAGATATTTTTTGATGAAGAAGATGACTGCTATCGCCATAGAAGAATAGATGAAGAGTTAGATGCAGTCTATAGAAAGTCTGAGTCTGCTAGGAAGTCGGCAGAGGCTAGATGGAATAAGGCTTCTATGCGAACGCAAAGCGATCGTAATGCGAACGGTATGCTACCCATTACCCATAACCCAATACCCAATAATATATATAGTACGGAATTTATTAAGTTTTGGGAGGAGTGGCCTAACAGTAAACGCAAACAAGCAAAAGCACTTTGTTACACTATTTGGAAAAAGCAAAGACTAGATAATCAATTAGATTTAGTATTAAAACATTTGAGAAAAGCAAGGACGTCAGAACAATGGACTTCCGGATATGAACCGATGCCAGCAACATATTTGAGGCAGCAAAGATATCTGGATGATGATAGTAACTTTAGCAGGGAGCGTAAAGTATTATGATTAGCAAAGAATATATGATGGAGTTGTTAGATGAGTGGGCTAGGTGGGTAAGGTCATATAAAGACGAAGGTCTTGGATACCCTAAACGGTCAGTTGGTATTTCTAGTGGCTCTTCACAATATGGCGCGTTTGAAGCAATGTGTGATCATGCTGATGAGCATCAAATGAAGATAGTTAATACTGGCGTTTATGATCTGGCTCCAGAAGAACAAAGTGCAATATTCTGGCGATACTTTAAACAAAAGCCTAAGCCAATGTACTATGAGTTTAAGTTACAGATGGCAATGGAACATTTATATAAAAAAATTGCAGAAAAACTTGTTTAATTACGCTCAAATGGATTCCGGAAGAGTATAATTACAACTGTGTGGGATTAGTACGTCTACTGATTTCATATGTTCCTTTCAAGTTGTTTTAAGTCTCCCAAAGCCCAGTTCTCTCTCTTGCTGGGCTTTTTTATTTTAAGGATATCAATATGGCATGCGGAAAAAAAGGTAAAGGTCGTAAAGGATACGGCAAAAAAGGCAAGTAATGGGTAAAGGACTATACGCTAATATAAATGCACGTAAGAAAAAAGGCATTAGTAGATCTAAAAGTAAATCAACGATTACTCCGGAAGCATATGCAAATATGAAATCTGGATTTAAAAAGAAGAAAAAGAAAAAGGCATAATTATGACTCCAGAAGAAATGATGATGATGATGGCAGCTGCCAGACGACAGAACATGGGTTTATTGTCTCCAGCAAGTAACACAGACATGAACTTTATTAAAGAAGGTATGATGGATACTGGTGGTGGTATGTATCAAACTGGCGGTGTGTCAGCTCCAATTCCAACTGGCGCAGCATCTAATGTAGACATGGAGTTATTTAATAACTTAGTTAAATCTAACCCATACGGCTTAGACTACGATGCTAACACTGGTACATTCTTTTATGGTGAAAATAGAGAGCCAATGTCAGCTGCAGACTATCAATCATATATAGATGATATCAATAGACAACAACAAGATATATATAGTAGAGACGAAAAACCAATTAATACAATCATGAATAAAGCTGGTGATGCAGTGGGTGGATTATTAGATTTATTTAGATAGAGTCAGCTCCACTTTTACTAGGAAAAACAATAACTTATGGACGATTTAGTTTCAATTTATAATCCAGTTGGTGTAGGTGCTATTAATGCAGCTAAAGCTGGGTTTAAAATGTTACAAGAGTCTGATAGTCCAGCAGGTTATTTAGCGCGTGGTGATATAAAAGGATTTAAAAAAGACTTAACAACTCCAAGACAGTATTCAATGCCATCTGATGAAGATATATTTAATTTGGCATTAGATACAATGACTCCAATGGGTGTAGTTGGATCTATTGGTAAGAAGGTTGGTAAGAAAGTATTAGAAAAATACGGCAAAGAAGATTTAATTAGTGTTTACAATCCTCAAGAGTTTATACAAAGCACTCCAACTAAACCAGTTGATATTGTAGGTAAAAGATATACAGAACAAACTGTAGAAAATTTAGCTCCAGTTGAACTAATTAAAGATCCAAATGATTTGTATGGATATACAATAGTTCCTAAAGCTAGTGATATTACATCTCGCGGTAAAATCATTGATGAGATCTCAGGTCATGAAATGAAAAACAAAATGATGACTGAGGCTGGTTTTGATTACGGTAGAGCGCCAAAGAATGTAGAAGAAGATATATTCTATGCATCTAATCGTGGAGCAGCGCAAACAGATGTAGACAGAATAGTAAACGCTTACGAAGAAAATATTAATCGTGGCGGCAAAGGCAAAATAATCTATGGCCCAAGTAAGATGGCTAGATATTCTGAAGACTTTTCTACAATGCCAACAACATATGCATTAAACTTTATTGATAACGGCAGAATGAGTAAGCAGTTAATCAATGAGTTAGATGATGAGATTAGACGTGGAGTTGGTCATGCTAGTGGATTGCCGGAATGGAAAGGTATAATGACCGAAGAAGGTCGTAAGCAGTTATTCAATCCTAGCAATATAGAAACAGATAAAGCTGGCGCAGTATACAGAAAACGTTTAACAGATAGATTAAGAAGTCAAAAGTATCAAAAAGAATTAGGATTTAACTGGGATGATCTTGAAGGAGCATTACTTGAAGATAGATTGAAATCTGCACCAGCTAATTCACTTGGCGACATTCTATATGATATTGATGTTAAGAACTTAAGATTAGCTCCAAGCGCTCATGGATCTTATGATACAGATTTAGTGGCACCAAATAAAATTAAAAGTTTAGGATTTAATGTTCCTATTACTGAATTATATGGTGATAAGTACATGAAAGACTTACTCACTGGTAAGATTAACTATCATGACTGGATGACACCAAAAAAACAACAGCAACTAATTAATAAAGGTAAAGGCCCTAAATATCTTTTAAACAATACCAATCCAATACAAGATGCTTACGGTATTTTATACATGGGTAAGTCAGGACAGCTTGGTAAGTTTATGGATGAAAAAGCAGTTGAAGATTTATATAACTATCAGCAGTTTGTAAACAACGGAGGATTGCTTGCAAAGTGATAGCCCTTGCACTGGCGTCTGCAGGATGGAAACTTATGATGATGAAATTCGTTGTAAGTCATGCTTCAGAACGTATGAAGATCTTGAGAAATGGTTTTACCTCACTCAAGATAATAGACTTGAGAGAATGAAACAGCTCAAACAGGAAAAATCAAAATATAATAGGAAAAAGTAATGACCCATAACGGAGTTACAAATGGCAGAACGATTAAGAAAAAAACATTCAGAACAGATTAGAACTAAGATCCAAACAACTCAGCTGATCAATGTTCTACAAAACCATGCATTAGGTTTAACAGAAGAGATTAAACCAAGCCGCATGAAAGCAATTGAAATATTACTGAAGAAAGCTTTACCAGATCTACAGTCAACTGAGATTACTGGCGATGCAGATGCTCCATTAGGAATTAAGGTGGTAAGCAGCATTGATGATTAACTTTAAGTTATCAGCAACTGTAGAAGTCACATTAGGTGAGTATCATGTCATTGAGCTTGACTATGACCCACGAGATCCACAAAAACAAATTCATAGAGCAGTAAAGAACAATAGGTTTACAGTGGTAGTTGCACACCGCCGGATGGGTAAAACGGTATCAGCTATTAATCAACTCATTTATAGCGCATTGAAGTGTGACAAACCTAACCCTAGATTCGCCTATATATCGCCTACGTACAATCAGAGTAAGCGTATAGCGTGGGATTATTTAAAAGAGTACACGAGGCCGTTAGATGCTACAGCGAATATTGCAGAACTCAGAGTTGATTTTCATGGTCGGCGTATTAATTTATACGGAGCTGATAATCCTGACTCTCTTCGTGGAATCTATCTTGATGGCGTTGTAATTGACGAGATTGGTGATGTAAACCCAAGCCTATTCTCTGAGGTTATCCGTCCAGCCATTGCAGATCGTCTTGGCTGGTGTATGTTTATTGGTACACCTAAAGGCCAAAACTTCTTTTACACGTTACGTAACAAAGCAGCAAGCGGTGAAGAAGGATGGAAGCTGTTAGAGTTTAGGGCTGATGAAACTAACTTAATTATAGAGTCAGAATTAAAAGCAGCATTACGTGAGATGGGCCAAGAAAAATATGAGCAAGAGTTTTTGTGTTCATTCCAAGCTCCAATTGAAGGCGCGTATTACGCAAAACAAATAAACGAATTAGAACTAACAAACAGATTTATAGATATACCTAAAGATGATATCGCTAAAACATTCTGTGCATGGGATTTAGGCATGGGTGATTCAACTGCGATCTGGGTATGTCAGGTTGTAAATAAAGAGATTAGATTAATTGACTTCATGGAGCATCATGGCGAAGGCCTAGCATTCTATGTTGATTGGTTAAGACATAAAGGTTATGAGACAGCTGAACATTTATTGCCTCATGACGTAGAAGTTCGCGAACTAGGATCCGGTAAGTCTCGTAGAGAAATGCTGGAAGAAGCAGGATTAAGAATTACAGTGGTACCAAAGCTATCAGTTGATGATGGTATTCAGGCAGTACGTAGAATACTTCCGCGCTGCTGGTTTGATCCAAAAACTGATAAAGGTATAAACGCTTTACGTAATTACAGACGTGACTATAACGAGAAACGTGATGTATTTTACGATAGACCTTTACACGATTGGTCTTCACATGCTGCAGATGCATTTAGATATCTTGCGGTTGGATTAGATGAAGGCAATGAAGAGTGGGCTAAACCACTAAACGTTAACTATTCATGGGTTGTTTAAATGGCAGATTTAGAAAGATTAAAAAGTATTGTTGATTCTGAGATAGAAGATGCTATAGGTTTTCTTGAAACAGAAACGACAGACGAAAGACAGCGCGCATTAGAATACTATCTTGGTGAACCATATGGTAACGAAGTAGAAGGTAAGTCTTCTATTGTTACACGAGAGGTAGCCGAAGCTGTAGATGGCTGCTTGCCAAGTTTGATGAGAATTTTTACCAGCACAGACGATTTTGTTGCATTTGAGCCTGTGAATCGCGGTGATGAAGAGTTAGCTGAGCAAGCCACTGTGTATGTTAATCACATCATTAATAAAGATAACAACGGCTTTGAAATATTTCATAACTGGTTTAAAGATGCATTACTACAAAAAGTTGGTGTAGTAAAAGCATATTGGGATAACAAAGTTGATGTCACAACTGAAACTTATTATGACTTAACTAATGAAGAAGTTGCTGTTGTAGCAATGGATCCAGAAGTAGAGATTGTAGAGCAAACAGTAAAAGAAGAAGAGTACGAAGAAGATGGCTTTCAACTCACTAAAGTTAGCTATGACATTAAAGTTAAGAAGACAGTTGATCAAGGTAAAGTTGTAGTTGAAAACGTACCACCGGAAGAATTTTTAATATCTAAACGTGCTAGAAATATCCAAGATTCAAACTTTGTAGCGCACCGTAAAATGTTAACTCGTTCAGAGTTGATTGCTATGGGATATGATGAGGAAACTGTATCATCTCTATCTACTGGCGATGCATTAGAGTTTAGCCCAGAGCGTATTGCACGTTATACACGTGGCGAACAACCAACAGACATGGACTCAGATGATGAGACAATGCAATTGGTAGAGGTGTTTGAATGTTATATTCGTACAGATCACGATGATGACGGAATAGCTGAACTAAGACGTGTAGTCTATGCATCTAACGAAATTTTAGAAGAGCATGAGTGTGAATACGTTCCATTCCATTCACTATGTCCAATTCCAATTCCGCACAAATTCTATGGCCAGTCATTAGCTGACCGTGTAATGGATATCCAGTTAATCAAGTCTACTATTGTTAGACAAATGCTTGATAACTTATACCTCACAAACAACTACAGAGTTGGTGCAGTGGAAGGCCAAGTAAACTTAGATGACTTATTAACATCTACAGCTGGCGGCGTTGTTCGTATGAAGAACCCAAGTGCTATTGTACCAATGACAGTACAAAGCAATGCAGCTCAATCATTTCCAATGCTGCAATACTTAGATGATATTCAAGCTAAACGAACTGGTGTTAGCGATGCATCTCAAGGTTTAGATGCTGATGTATTACAAAACGTAACAGCAACTGCAATATCTGCGATGACTTCTGCAGCTCAAGGTAAGATTGAAATGATTGCACGTATCTTTGCTGATACTGGCGTTACATCATTGTTTAAAGGTATTTTACAGTTAGTCTGCAAATACCAACAAAAAGAACGTATTATTCGCGTTAACAATAAATATGTGCCATTTGATCCAAGAGAATGGAAAACACAATTTAACATCACAACTAACGTTGGTTTAGGTACAGGATCCAAGCAAGAGCAGTTAGCTACTATGCAAATGATTCTACAAAAACAAGAACAGTTACTAACCACTTATGGTCTTGGCAACCCACTTGTTAACCTAAAACAATACAGAGATACATTGGCTAAGTTTGTACAGATGGCTGGCTTCAAAGATGATTCACAATTCTTAATGGAAGTTACTGAAGAGCAAGCAATGCAACTAGCACAAGCTCAACAGCAAGCTGGTAAGTCTGATCCGCAAACTAAAGCTGCTGAAATGTTAGCTCAAGTTGAAATGCAAAAAGCACAACTTAAAGCTCAAACAGACGCTGCTAAGATACAATTAGATCGTGAAAAAATGGAGCTTGAGAATCAACGTAAGGCCCTAGAGCTACAGTTGCAAGAAGTGAAACAAACAACTGATCTAGCGCTACAAGAACTCAAGATTAAATTAGATGCTGAAGATAAGTCTGAGAATACACGTAATACACAGACTAAAACTATTCTTGATGCAATAGATAAGATTAGTACGTTACAGCAAAATAGTATGCCAATGCGATGAGTAGACGAGCAGATTTAGTTAAAAGTTTATTAACAGACGAAGAGTTCTTAGCAATATTTAAAGAACTTAAAGACAATCAATTAGCTGGTATTGAGAATTCTAGACCGGAAGACTCTCAGGCCAGAGAACATTTTTACAATCGCATCCAAGCGATTAACGAGATTATGGGGTATCTAGAATCAGTTGCTAGTGATAGCAAAATTAAAGATGCTCGCATTAAGATATTATAGACTTTTCTATAATGGTTACCCTGCCAAAAGGGAACTAAGGAAATAAAATGAGTGAAGATACCATGACACCAGAATCTGGTAGTGGAGAAGAACTGACCGTTAGAAGTGCAGCAGCAGCATTTGAAGGAATACTGTCTGCAGCGGAGGACTCTCCAGAGCAACCAGAAGCTGAAGTAACAGAAACTGAAGATGTAGCTGAAGAAGAAGTATTAGATGGCGAAGAGGAAGTTGTAACCGATGATACTGATTCCCAAGAAGACGATGATATCGTTGAGGATGATGGCGAAGATGATGAAGTAAGCGATGACGAGCCTGAGACAGTAACCTATAAGATTAAGGCTGCTGGAGAAGAAAAAGAGGTAACCGTTGATGAGCTTATCAAGAATTATCAACTTGGTGCAGACTATACGAAGAAAACTCAAGAAGTTGCAGAACAACGTAAAGCTATAGAAGCTGAAGCGGCTGCAGTTAAACAAGCGAGTGAAGTCAGGGATTTGTATCTTCAACGCCTGCAAATGGTTGAAGGGTTTTTAACACAGCAAAATGCTGGTGAATCCCCTCAAGAACTTGCAGAGATGAAGGAAAATGACCCAGTAGGATATGCAGTCAAAATGGCTGAATTAACAGAAAGAAAAGAAAATCTAAAGTCATTGCAACTTGAACAGCAACGCCTTGCATCAGAGCAACAAGCGGAGCGTAACAAGACTATATCAGCAAGACTAGCCGATGAGGCACAAAAACTTTCACAAATCCTACCAGAGTTTTCAGACGCTAAGAAGGGCGAACAACTCAGAGCTGAGCTTCGGTCTTACGGAAAGAAAATTGGTTTTAGTGACCAAGAATTATCTCAAGTGGTAGATCATAGACATGTACTAGCGTTATATAACGGTATGATGCATGACAAAATGCAAAAGAACAAATCAGCTGCAAGTAAGAAAGTAGCGGCTGCGCCTAAGATGATGAAGTCTGGCACCAGTTCTGAAAAGAAGTCTAGCAATTCTGAGATGATTAAAAAACAAAAAGCTAAGCTAAGGCAAACCGGACGTGTTCGTGATGCTGCAGCTTTATTTGAAAACTTTATTTAATAAGGAAGTGAATTAATCATGGCAACATATAAGAACTATGACGCAGTAGGTCAAAGAGAAGACCTAACTGATGTTATTTACAATATCTCTCCAACCGACACACCTTTCATGTCATCTGTGGGCCAGACTAAGGCTACAGCCGTGCTTCATGAATGGCAAGTGGACTCTCTAGCTGCTGCTAACGGCGACAACGCAGCGATTGAAGGCGATGATGCTACATCAGCAACATTATCACCTACAACACGTGTTGGTAACAGAACTCAGATCTCACAAAAAACTATCCAAATCTCTGGCACATTAGAGTCAGTTGATAAGGCTGGTCGTAAGTCTGAAAAAGCATATCAATTAAGCAAAGCATCTGCTGAACTTAAACGAGATATGGAAAAAATCCTTTTATCAAACCAAGTAGCAGCTGCTGGTGCTGGCGGTGGTTCTCCATCTGCACGTAAATTAGGTGGCTTACAAACTTGGATCAACACTAACGTATCTTTAGGTACATCTGGTGTTGCTGGTTCTTTAGGTACTACAGCTAAAGTTGATGGTACTAACAGATCATTCGGCGAAGCACAACTTAAAGAAGTTGTTCGTGAAGCTTACACAGCAGGTGGTAACCCATCAGTTGTTATGCTTTCACCAGCTAAGAAACAAGAGTTCTCAGCTTTTGCAGGTATCGCTGAGCAACGTTTCCAAGCTCCAGCTAACAAGCAATCAACTATCGTTGGCGCCGCAGATATCTATCTCAGCGATTTCGGTACATTATCTGTTGTTCCTAACAGATTCATGACAGCTGAAGCTGACAGTGGTGAAGTAGCATTTGTTCTTGATCCTGAGTACGCAGCTATTGCATACTTACGTCCATTCCAAACAAACGAATTGGCGAAAACAGGTGACTCAGAGAAAACTCAACTTTTAGTTGAATACACTCTTGAAGTTAAGAACGAAGCAGCTCACGGCTTAATCGGCGACTTAACATAAGTGTAATAGCCCTCTTCGGAGGGCTTTACCTTTTAGGTGACATATGGCAAAACTAATTGATAAAGACATAATAAGATCTAAAGTAGCGCATCAAGATGAGAATGGCGGAATAGTTATTGCTACTGAACAAGATGTAACAGACATCATTGAACAAAATAAAAAAGAATACAACATGAACACCGGAAGGTGGAAAGAAGACGTTCTAGAAAATAAGATCGCATCTATTCCATTGACCGTAATAGACACATTAAACCAAAAAGGAATTATGAAAGGGTTTGATGTAGTAGATCAAAAGAAATTTAGAGCATGGTTAAATGATCCAGATAACCGTTTCTTCAGAACACGACAAGGTAAAATATAATGGCATTCACATCATATTCAGCATTAAAAAGCACGATAGCAGATTATCTTGCACGTGATGATTTAACTACACAGATTCCAGACTTTATACGTTTAGCAGAGGAAAGATTACGTAGAGAGTTACGTATTAGACAAATGTTAAAAGTTGCAACAGCTACAATGACAGCTGGCGATTCTACAGTGTCATTACCTAGTGATTTTTTAGCGATGAAAGAATTACATTTAGTCACTACTCCAGTATCTAACGTAACATTTCAAACAACATCAAATTTCTTTAGCAATGCAAGAGTAACAGACACAGGCAAACCAACAATTTACACATTGTTAGGTAGCGAATTTCAATTTGCACCAATTCCTGATTCTGCATACACACTTAAAATGGTTTATTACTATAAGCCAGAATTATTAAGTGACACAAATTCATCTAATTTGTTTTTAGCAACATGCCCAGATCTTTTGTTATACGGTGCATTATCAGAAGCTGAGCCTTACTTGATGAATGACGAAAGATTGAATACATGGGCAACTTTGTATCAAAGAGGTGTAGACGGATTACGCACTAGCGATGATGATAGTGAGTATCCAAGCTCTCCAATGACAATAACTTTATCAACGAAATAAGAGGTAAAAAATGGCAGAATTTAGTAATTATGCAGAAGATTTAGTAATCAACGTATTACTTAGAGGTGCATCACATACAGGCGCTGCAACTGTATATGTTGGTTTATTTACTGACAGTCAAAATGATGCAGACGGTGGTACAGAAGTTACCGGAGGTTCTTATGCAAGAACAGCTGTAACATTTGGCGCTCCATCTAATGGTGTTTCAACAAACACTGCTGATGTAACGTTCCCCACAGCCACAGCAGGCTGGGGCCAAGTCCAGTCAATAGGAATCTATGATGCATC